CCCTTTTTCTTGAGGTGATCAAATAGTCGGCTCTCTGCTCCATAAACCACTTCGGACATTAAATCTTTAGCAAAGGCAACAATCTTATTTGATTCAAGCATAACAACGATATCAATATCAGCATGATCAAAGATCATCAAGTCGCCGTTCAGAGCCCTTCGCATATTTAATTTAAATTCCAGCATTTGTCTATTGGGATCAACGATCTTAATGTTAACCGTCTCGTTTGCTGGCTGTTCGATTGGTTCTGGGGTAGGATCGGTAATATTTACTTTAATAGCCATTATTCAAGCACCTCAGAAACAAAATCTTGAATGTAGAACACTTCCTTTACCAATTCTTCGGTAATTGGAGTTTTCTTATAATTTTCAAGCTTCTCAAGAATTCTTTGAGTATTATTATAGAATTCTTTATTATTTTTAATTTTATCTGTCTCGGAACATTTTGAGACCTGCTCTTTAAGACGGGCCACTTCTTCGTTCAAAAACGATTTAAGACCAAGGCCGTTGTCCGAGAAAGAAGTAATGTAGTTTGTTAAAAGATCCTTTTGTTCTTTGCGAAGAGTATTATCATAAGTTTCATTAAATTTGTTAACAAATGTCTTATACTCCAAACTATCAATATGTTTCATTTCTTGCTTTTCTTCTGTCTTTGTAGAAGCAAGCATTCCAACGACTCTTTGTTCCAAAATCAAACGAGTTTTAGCATTAGCACCCTCTGAATTGAAATACTGATACAAAGATCCGATGTTCTTATAATTTGATATAAAGTTTGAGAAAACAGCATTAGAGTAAGATTCGTTGATCTCTTTAATCAAAGCGGTCTGTTGGTTGAAGATTTCTTTCTTATCAAGATTATTGAAATCTTTTTTGACCTCAAACAAAAACCTTTGAGAAAGATTCGGAGACATTACTTCTGCTTCTAATACAGATTTATAAATTTCCAACTCTTTCTTTAGTGGAGAATCAGCATTAAAATATTTTTTAATGGTCTCCAGCACTTTTTGTTTTTTCTCTTCTTGTCCTCGGACAATTGCTTTTGTTAATTCTGTGATTAATGATTCGTAAAGAAAAGCGGTGTTTCTTTTCTTATTGTGTCTTACTCTCATTTTCTGTGTTCTCCGATTTGTTTAAGCCTTCTAAAAGCTTCTTTATTTCTGTTGATGTTTTAAATAGTTTTTCTTCTTCTATTTTATCTAGTGTTTTATTTTCTGTTACGCCTCTGGCTAATGAATCTAGTCCACCGAAACCTGTCTTGCCTTTAAATATGCTTCTGGTTGTGTTTCCAAATTCTCCTGTGGCTTGGTTTTTCATGTGTTTAGAAAAACCACCTTTGCGATACTTTAGCTGATGTTTTTTATATGGACCTCTGGATTTGTCGTCATCTCTTTTACCGGGGGCTGCGAGAAGAGCACTATCGTCTTCAGCAGCGGGTTCTTCGGCAGCACCTTCGTCACCACCAAGATCAAGTTCATCGCCGCCACCGAGATCAAGTTCGTCTCCACCACCTTCGTCGCCACCGAGATCAAGATCTCCACCGCCGCCAGCAGCTTCGGGAGCTTGCCCAGCGGCTTCAAGTCCAGCCATAAACTTTCTGTCATAAAACATTTCTCTTTGCATTCTAATGAATTCGTCTTCGGAGATACCAAACATATGTTCGGCAATCCATCGCATGGAAAAGAATCCTTCGGTAGCAGCACCAGCAACATCGAATTTGGTTTTCCAGTGTTCCAGTTCTTGTAGCTCTGCTATCTTTGAAGGGTTATTCAAAGCAAGGTCAAATGCTAAAAGATCGTCTCCTCTGAAGCCTAAAGTAAAAAGGTGAATAATTCCAATCTTTTCCAATTCTGAAATAACAACTCTTTGTAATCTTTGAATTGTTCTGGCGAAACGAATATCCTTTTGTGCTAAGGTTGTTTTATCTTCTGAGGCTCCTTCGCCCATAACAAGATATGATTGAGGAACTTTAAGGGCAGCAAACAATTTTTCTCTTAAATATTTAACATCTTCAACTGTGCCTGTAAATTGTCCACCAGGGAGGTTTTGTATTTCTGTTCCAGAAGCACCACCGCGAATAGGAATAAAGTAATCTTCTTCAATTGAAAGAGGGTTGTAGCGAAGATCAACACGACCTGTTTTTGGATCAACTACTTGGTGTCGTTTCATTTGAGTCATAACTTTCTGCATATATTGTTCAACATCGTTTGGTGCGATATTTCCAACATCAATTTTAAATACTCGTCTTTCTGGGCTTCTTACGATTCGGTAAGCCATCATTGCATCTTCAAGAAGAGTTAATTGTCTCCAGATACGACGGGCAGGCTCAAGAACCGAAGTCCCATAAGGAGAATGCTTGTCGTTACCAAGAATGCGGAAATGAGCCATTTGCCAGTTTTCAAGAGTCATACCGGCACTATTCCATTGATATTGGACATAATTTGGGTTTGTCTCATCTTCTCCCTCTAATCTTTCAATTTCTTGGGGAGGTAGACCGATTACGCTTCTGATTCCCATTTTGTCATCAATATCCAAATATAAAAACAAATCCCCATACTTACACATTGTACGAGACCAACCAAAGAGATTGTGGTCAATGTTTAAAACATTATGATACAAAGAGTGTAAAATAGACTTTATTTCTTCATTAGGGCACTTAATTCTTAACATGGGTTGTAAAGAAGAATGAGTGGTCATTTCATCAGCATAAATATCAATAGCAGAAGCAATGATAGGTTCATATTCCATTTGGTCAAAATCGACATACCTCTCAGAACGACCCCTGTTGGAAATCATATTAAGAGTGGTCACATTCATTGGGTTGTATTCTGACTTCTTAAATTGTTGTCCGGAAGCAGATTTAAACTTAGAAGAATAAATATCCAAATGTCTTCTTCTTAATTGGCGACCCGATTGTGTTCGTCTCTGTGTTAGTGGACCAGAGAGCAATCTTGTTAGTTGCTTAAATAATCCTGATTCGTCATTATATGGGTTTCTTGTATTCTTTCTTCTTGGGGCCATTTTATTTATCCTTTAAAAATCCAAACAAAATCACTCATTTGTTGTTTTGCTTCTAATTGTTTTTCTTTAATGTCTGATCCGTATCCATTCATTCCTTTAATTGAAGTGTTCATTGTGGTTTTGTTTAGATACATAGAATTTAACATTGCTTTTTTATATTCTGCTTCTCTTTGATTTACTTGTAGTGCGGTATCTCTAACCCAACATGCGATAGCCAAAGACATAACCAAGTCGTCATGATAAGATCGCATGGCTTGGGGTTTTCCATTTTTCCAAATAAAGGTTTTAAACTCATGAAAAGTTCTTGACGAATAAAGATTTATCATTTTATTTCTTATAAACTCCTCAAGTTTTGCTACAATCAAAGGACGAGTCTTTGTAGAGGTTGTAAAGCCTGCTACAGCAGTATCCATTGCTTCGCCTTGAACAGACTCCACAAATTCATGTGTTGATTTGATTGAGTAATAAAGGTTGGGATACCCAAGAGTAATTAGTTTTTCCAAGATCGATATACCAATTCCATTGTTTTCAACAACTAAAAGGCAGTTTCCATATTCTGTGCCTGCGCTAAACAACATTTGAGAGTACATATCGAGAGTTGGCTTGCCTTGATATTCTGCTACAATTTCCATTGTTTCTAATTTTAAAACATGAAATACAGAATTATCAGCACCGTCGCCTCTAGCAACATCAGCAACAAGCATATAGGAAAACCCTTCTTCAAATTTCTCCCAAATCCAAAAGTTTCTATCATACCCTGTTCTATATACTGGTTCTCTAATTGTTTCGTTTATCCAAGCAATATCATCAGGGTGGATTACTGTGTCACCTGATGTATTAAAGTTACATTCTAGCTCTTGTGCTATTTGTCTCCGAGACATGTTTTTTGTCTCTTTGTTGAACCACTCATGGTTTCTTTCGGGGTGAACATCCCATGGAAGACAAACCGGGTGGAAATCATTCTCTTTATTGTCGGCATCAATATAGGTTTTATGAAACCAGTTTCCAACACCGTTTGGAGTTGAAAGAGCAATGCAGCGACCACCAGTTGATAGAGTAGGATACAAACCAGTCCAGAGTTCTTTTAGGCCATCAACGTGTGCAGCCTCATCAATGACCAAAAGAGAAAGAGCTTCAGAACGACCGGCATCACCAGAAGTAGAAGCGGCTTTGATTTGTGACCCATTTGATAATTCAAAAGAAGTTCTGTTATCAATTGAAATTGTAGCCACTTGCATCCAAGGAGGTAGATTCTTCATTATAGCTTTTACTTTCTTTACCAAGTTGGCAGCAGTCGCAAATTTGGTTGCAATAACCAAAACATTTTTATCACGATGAAACAACATAAGCCACACACAATATGCGGCTGTAATCGTTGAAATACCCAACTGTCGGGCTTTTAGAATAACTGTAAAGCGGAAATCGTTGTAGTCGTTTAATAAATCATCTTGATACGGATAAGTTTTAAACGGAACGAGACCTTTCAGTGGGTGTGAGATCCTACAAAAATTATTTGTAAAATAAACTGGATCTTTCCCGCATTTAAGGATTTCTTTTACAATCTCCTTTTTTGAGAGTTTAAAAGACATTATTTCCTAGTGTCGTTGCTTGGCCTCTTTTTAGAACTAAGAGAAAGAAAATCTCTGATTGATTTATCTACTGTATCCTCGGAAGGAGACAAAATTGGTTCTGAATCAACACCTGAAATTTTAAACCATTGATGCGCTTGTACCCAAGAATGAACGCGAGAAACTGATTGCACCATAACGTGCACTTCATCACCTTTCATAGGAGTAATTCTAACTGATTCGCCTGTAATGGCTTTGTATTCTTTTTGTAAGAACTTTTTAATTTCATTAATTCGTCTCGCGATTTCGTCTTCAAATCCACCAGCATATACTTCTTTAAGTTTAATCTCTGATTGATAGTTGATACACATTCCATCACCAGAAAATTTAACTTTGAATCCGTCAATGACCCTTGAATCAAGAATAGGGTCACCTTCTTCGCGAGCAAGCCCCATTGATCGTGCTTTTCCATCGGCAGCATATCGCTCATCATGTGAGCCGTCATATGAATTGGCTGCTGCTTGAGCAAGACCTTGTACGATTTTTAGTGTGTTTGAATTCATTTATTTGGTCTCCATCCTTTTTTCCATCTATCTTCCCGACCCTCAATCCATTGTATGTAGCACTTTTCGCAACAATCAAACTTCGTCATATAGACATCATCGTTTGATTTAAAAGAGTATGTATTACAAACCGGACAAGATCGTTCGGATTCTTTATTAAGTAGTTTTTTGGGAATAAAAACCCCATTTACTTCTTCTCGATCAAAATCTTCTTTGTCTTCATAGTATTTGTGTGTTTCTTTTAGTTGAGCCAAATACTCTTTTTCTTTCTCGTCTGTCCAATTGCTCTTCGGGTGTTGTATTGTTTCTTCACCATATTTCTTCGCAATTGCTTTCTCAACTTTTACTGTATAATTCGGATCTTTTTTGGTCATTGAATCCCCGGTTTAATCGCATACATAATACCGATTGCTGCTCCCGCGCCAACTGTGAAGCCACCAATAGCCCACCAATGGGCATTTGAAGGGCGAACATACTTTTCTAAACTCTGGATATGCTGGTCTCGAATATTAATAATCTCTTGATATTTTTGATTGTCTGCTTCTGATTTGGCATAGAAAATATCGTATTTGTACTGTTCTTCGGCTCTTACTTGACCAATCTCAAAATCAACTCTCAGTTTGCACTCAAGGTTTTGAAATTGATTATCAACAATAATCTTGGATACAGCAGCATCGTTAAAAAGCCGCCCATCAAATGGTGCGACTTCGCCTTGTTTAATGTTGCTAAATTTTGGCTTCTCGACTTCACCGTGTGCGGCAGAGGACCAAGTGAGCAAAGCTCCCATAAGTAGATACTTCATGTTGTCTCCATGATTAAAAGGATGAATGTATTATAACATGTTTTTTATAACTTGTCAAGTAAATTAATCTGCTGAAACTTCTTCCATTCTTTTTGATAAGTTATGAAATGCCTCATATAGATCATTAAGTTCTTTTTTAAACATAT